ATGAGGACACTGTCGAACGGGTCATGATCGACCGATCTGAGTGGCGACGGGATCTTGGCAATGATGCGGTCCCCATTTCTACGCGCGATCAGGCCGATCTCCGTCGTGCCCTGTCATTCCGTGGAGAGGAAACGAGATGACCGAGCAGCGGTACGAGAAGACTCTGACCGCCAATGATACCGGGCATTCGGGTGGTCACCAGGCAGGGATCCACATCCCCAAATCACAGCAGGACCTTATCGCCCTGCTTCCTCCTTTGAACGCCGGCATCAAGAATCCCAGCGTCTGGATCACCGCTGTCGATGAGCATCATGTCGACTGGCAGTTCAGGTACGTCTATTACAACAACAGTCTCCATGACGCCGGCGGTACAAGGGACGAGTACCGCATTACACATATGACGTCCTACTTTCGCGCCGCCGGGGCCAGGCCGGGCGACGTCCTGATCATCCAAGGAGAACCGGGGACCGGTACGATTGCAATTGCAGTCCGGGGGAGTGGCAGCGCGTCTGAACCGCGGCGCGTGCGGCTGCGGGGATGGCGCCGTGTCCACTGACGACATTCAGGGGCCGTCCGCGGGCGGCAGCTGGCTGGCTCTTCCGGTGGAGCACCTTCAGCTTTCCCTAAGAGTGAATGATGCGCTCAGGAAGCGGGATATCTGCACCGTCGGACAGGCCCTCCACTTTTCGGAATTGGGCGTGGCATTCCAATTTCCCTACGCTCCGGAGCTTTTCGAATGTGCGCGCCAGGCCCGGGAAAGCATTGAGCCTGACGGCATAAACTGGCGGAATTACTGGCGACTTCGAGGAAATCGGTTTCAGCAGCTCGCAGCCGATACCCCGGAGTTTGATCGTCTGGCTGGAGCCCTCTCTGGTTACGTCGTGGACCGGCGTTCGCTGGGCAATGCCGGCGCGATGCTTCAGGCCTCCGGAATCCGAACCTTTCCGGAGCTCATTGCAGGCCTGAAAAAGGGGTTGGAGCCGGTCCGGGGCCTGGGCCGCGGGAAGCTTGCGGAGCTCTTCGAGCGTCTGTCCGAACTCGCCTCCCAGCATGACGCAGGCCAGCTTCCGAAACTCAATCCGCTGCGCTTCGCGGCCAGTATTGCGGCTTCAGCCGCAGATCCCGCGCCGGCTCCATACCCAGCCGCAGAGCCTTCCGTGCCCACCTGGCCCGAGTTTGGTGACGAAATTCGAAATCTTCCGATCAGCGTCCTACAGCTCGGCGCGAAGAGTCGGTGGCTACTGAAAGCGGGAATAGAACGCATCGGCGATCTGGACCGCTTCAGTCCGTCGGCGATCATGCGAATGCCGAACGTTGGCTCCCTGACAGTAAACGCCCTCACCAGAAACCTCGCTGATCTGGCCGCATCATCAGTGAATGGCAGCATAGACTGGAGTATCTTCAGCGACCATTCTGGCTTGCCTCTGGTGCCGCCCGCCCCCCTGCAATCCGCCGCAGAAATGCTCGCGCGTTTGCCCGAGATCTTTGAGCAGATCGGCCCCCATCTCAGAGACGACAGTTACCGGCAGATACTGTTTGAGAGGCTGACTAAGGGACCCGAGACGCAGGCTAAGCTGGAGGAGCTGGGGCGGCGTGCAGTCCCAAGGGTCTCTCGCGAGCGCATCAGACAGAAGGAAAGAAAGCTGTTGCGGCAGTTCGCGGGTGCGCTGCTCCATGACGTCGACGGAAAAATGGGAATTCAGTTTCACCCGACCATGCTGATGTTCTGGCGGCAGGCGGCCGCCGAGTTCGCCGGCGAAGATGAGGTCGCCTTCGACGAATTCATGACCAGGCTTGCTCGTGTCTGGGAGGTCGAGCACGTAGCGCTGATACGCCAGCTGCCCTTCATCGTGGCTGTTGTGACCGGCGAACCTCAGCTCCGGGGCTCCTTCCGAGCAGGCGCGAGACTGGATCCCAGACTGTTCACGCTGACCGCCGAAGTAGCAGCGACGCCGCTCAGAACACTCCGGATAGGCAGACAGTTTGAGCGACTGAACTTCCGAGGAATTCAGACACTGGGCGATCTGATCCGTGAAGCTGTGGACGGACCTGCCAACGATCAGATCAACAGAACGCTCGCAGACGTAGCTGCCGCCCTAGCCCGCGACGGTTCAATCGACTGGCAGGCATATCATGTGACGCTGGGTATCCCATCGCTGCCGGACCAATCGCCTGTGTCGGCAGCCGATTTTGCCAGCGGTTTCTGCGCAGCGATCAGATCATTACTGGTGGCCCTGCACGGCAGCGGCCGGCGCGCAGAGGTTTTTGGCCTGCGGACGTGTCAGCCCGCCCGGTCGCGGCCAACCCTCGACGCCGTTTCCAGGATCATGTGCACGCACGGTCCGACCATAAAGCGCGAGGAGACCCTGCTGCTTGAGGAAATTTACGACATTCTCGTCGACAGGAATTTTTCCGGGCTGCCTGTGTGGCTGGATTCGGAATGGCTCAGACACGTCCGCGGCGCCGAAATTATATTCAGGCAATGCGATTCCGACTACGCCGTATTTCACAGCCGCGCGGCAGACTCATGGGAAATTGACCTTCAGGCTGCGGAACAGGCAGCGCCCGCCCTGTGGGCCATATTCACGGGTTATCCTGAAGGCAGGCAGCGTCGGAGGCGGGCCAAGGGAGCGAGCGAAAACGCCGTGAGGGTCGAGCCCGCAAGAATCCGTCTGCAAGGATTCCAACGCCTGCATTAGCAATTGCATGTTTCCTGTGGAACGTTTGCAGTACGGACTTGCTCGCTGGGAAGGATCTCGCCATCGTGTCGAAAATGTTCCCAGCGGAGGCGTGTCTTGACTGAGTTGCGGACTGACTTTGGAACTGATTTTGCCCGCTCCGGGCTCTCAATGAGCGAAGGGGAAGTGGAGCTGGGCGTCTCGGAGCGTCAGCTTCAGCGATATATTTCGGGCGAATGCCCTGTACCTAAACTCATTGGTGAGAAGGTCCGCGAAATCGCTGCTCGTCGGGCTGAGGCGATGCCTGAGCCGGCCTTCCGCTTCATTGATCTTTTTGCAGGAATCGGTGGCTTGCGCCTGGGGTTCGAGGCAATCGGCGGCCGCTGCGTGTTCACCAGCGAATGGGATAAATTTGCGCAGAAAACGTACTCCCGCAATTTTCCTGAGTGCGAGGAGCATGTCATGGCGGGTGATATCCGGCCCTACGGTGCCAACCCGTCGCTCATCCCGGACTTCGACGTTCTTCTTGCCGGATTTCCGTGCCAGCCCTTCTCGCTGGCGGGCGTTTCCAAGAAGAACTCGCTCGGGCGTCTACATGGTTTTGAGGATGAGAAGCAGGGAAACCTGTTCTTCGAGATTGAGCGCATTCTCCGGCATCACCGGCCGGCGGCATTCCTGCTGGAGAATGTCAAACATCTCACCCGTCACGACCGTGGAAACACTTTTGAGGTGATACGCAGGACGCTCAAGGACGACCTGAAATACGAGATTGACTTCAGGGTGATCAGCGCAAGGCCGTGGGTGCCGCAAGGTCGCGAGCGGATCTTCATTGTTGGGTTCCGCGAAGATGTCGGCTTCAGCTTCGACCGCTTCGACGCCGTCCTTCCGAACGACGATACCTGGCCCAAATTGGGCTCCATCCTGCAGTCGCATAACGAAATAGACTCCAAGTACACGCTGACCCCCAAGCTCTGGGAATATCTGCAGGCTTACCGGGTGAAGCATGAGAAAGCCGGCAACGGGTTCGGCTACAGCCTCTTCGGCCCCGACGGCGTAACGCGTACGCTTTCAGCGCGTTATCACAAGGATGGCTCTGAAATTCTGATCGAGCAGAAGGGCACCAGACCCCGGCGCCTTACACCCACTGAATGCGCGCGGTTGATGGGCTTTGAACACGGCAATCGGAAGTGGGATATCAGCGCAGTGTCGGACACTCAGGCGTATCGCCAATTTGGTAACGCCGTTGTCGTTCCGGTCGTCGAAGCGATCGCCAGATACATGGAGCCTTCGCTGAAAAAGATGCTCCAGCGCGACAGGATCATGAAACGCGATGGCCGCAGAAAGGCCGCCTAAACCATCGCCCCAGCGCAGCCGCAACATGGCGGCTATCCGGCACCGGAACACGAAGCCCGAGATGATCGTGCGGCGCATGCTTCATCGAGCTGGGTTCCGTTTTCGGCTGCACCGCCGTGATCTGCCTGGAACTCCCGATCTGACGCTGAGAAAGTGGAATGCGGTAATCGAGGTCCAAGGCTGCTTCTGGCATGCCCATGACTGTCATTTGTTCAAACACCCGAAGGACAATTTTAACTTCTGGTCCGACAAGCATCGGCAGAATGTCACGCGCGATCAAGTGAACGCTGAGGCGATCGCAGCGCTAGGATACCGTCGACTTGTCGTCTGGGAATGTGCGTTAAAAGGACGAACAAGGCTCGATCCAGACGTACTGAAATGGCATCTAGTTGACTGGGTTGTGGGGTCGGAAACGCGCGGGGAGGTATCCGGGCGGTGTGAATAGCATGCAACATGTAGAATCCCGCAGAGCCTATCGCTGTAAACAAGAGGGTGACGAAAGCGCTCATAATCGCAGCGTGCTCGACCACTTTGGCCTAAGCGGACTGTCAGCTCAGGAGCGGAGCCTGCGGGATTCGAGACGTCTCAAATGAGCTTACTCTGGTGAGACTCTGCTAATTGCGGGCCTCGCTTGATCCCGCGTGCCCTGTATTGCTAAAGCCTTTCCTGCTCGGTGGCTCAGTTCTTGGGGGTGTAGGCTGCCAATTCCAGATCAGACCCGAAACAGGCTGCTTACTAGCCTGGACGCCGGCAGATTAGTTTTGCTTGTTGGCGCAGGGCTTTCGATACCGGAACCTAGCAGCCTCATGCCTGCCAAAACTGTCGCCCAGCGCTGCTATGATAAGTATTTCCCCATCGAGCAATTACCTGCCCATTTCCGCGATGACATCGATGCCTTGGCTGGGCACTTCCTCGCTAATGGCACTTTTCAAGGTTACTTTATCGAGGGCCTAGTCCCGTGGGATGACCTAGCGGGGGAGCCAAACGGCGGGCACGCGGCTGTCGGGGATTTCTTGCTCACGGCGGGCGCCTACGCGGCGCTTTCGGCGAACTTTGACACGCTGATTGAGCAGTGGTGTAAACAGCACAAAGTTGCTTTTCGAGGCGCTCTCAACTCAGTGCAAGCTAACGCATATGCAATGAAAGCGCGTCCTCTGCTGAAATTCCATGGCTGCATGGATGTGGATCGGCCGAACACTGTCTGGACTCAGGGGCAGCTGACAGCGGAGCCTACTCAGGACAGGATCGCTTCCTGCCGAGGATGGATGATAGATCATCTTCCCGAAAAGGACTTACTGATCGTCGGTTTCTGGACCGACTGGGCATATTTGAACGAAGTGCTTCAGGGACTACTACACGGTCAGAACCCGGGTTCCGTCACGGTCATTGACCCGCTTCCAACGGCCCAACTAGCCGACAAGGCACCCGATCTTTGGGCGACGGTTAGTGGTCTACCCAACTTTAGCCATGTCTCTATGTCCAGTGACGAAGCACTGGCTGAGTTGCGCGCTGAGTTTTCTCGGGTGTGGGTGCGCCGTTTAATGGCCCTAGGGGCGCCGCTCTACGAAGTCGGAGGCGGTGACTGTCCTGTTGAGCACCTGCAGTGTCCAGATTTGGACCCAGATGCTCTCTATGATCTGCGTCGCGACGGCGAGGGTAAGTCATATATGCGGGCGGCTCGAACTCGCACTCCGTCGGACGAAGCCGGACTTGTTGCGCTTGCAAGGATGCTCCTTCTGGATGCTGGCGCGGTCGTAGAGGGACCGTGGCTACGACTAAACGACGATGCCATCCGTGTTGTTAATGGCCAAAACCGAAGCCTCCGAAAGATGGAAGATGCGCATAATGAAGCAGCTTCGTCCGGCACCGCAGACATCATAATAGCAGCTGGCGCCTATGACGGAGTCCTACCGGGGAATGTAGTTCGCGCAGGCGGGGACAAGCGGATCACTCGATCGTCGCGAGGCGGACCGTCGCGATGGGTCACACTCGATCAGGCCAGGGAGACATTGGGCCTGTGACCACTCCTCTCTTTTTCGCCGATGCAGTCCTGTCGCGCGCCGGTTACGCTTGCTGGCGAGCAGAACTTGACTCGGTTCCGGCACTGGGATTCGAAGACACTAGTTTGGTCGGATTTATCTTCGAGTACCCCAGCGCAGCCGCGATCGTGGATGGCTGGCGAGCAGCTGAGGAAGGAATGATAAAGCGTCACTCTCGCGACTTTCGTCGCGCAGGAGAGAAGGCCTGGAATGTTTATTGCGCATTCCTCACTGCGTCTTCCGCGACGCCAGCCGAATGTCGCCAGCTTCGAACGATTGAAGAAGACCTTGAGCAGACGCGGAAACTTATGGGAACAAGTCAGACGGATGAAGCGGCTGTAAGTCAGGCTTTGCTACCGATCTTGCCAATGACCTACAGCCCGCAGCTGGGCACATTCGATGCAGAAGCGCGCCTGGCTCGCCGTTTAGACGGCCTGGTCCCAGGAATATCGAACCTATTGCTGAACGATGCCATAGAGCCGGAGCAGGTTCTGCAACATCTGAGTTCGCAGCGATGAGAATCGAATATGTCGAATTGGCAGGCTTCCGCGGTTTTCGCGACAAGGTCAGGGTTGACTTCGGGTCCGGTTTCACGGTGATCACTGGGCGAAATGGAGTCGGTAAGAGCACCATCGTCGATGCCATCGACTACGCGCTCACCGGCTCGATCAACAAATTCAAAGTTCAGACAGCCAAGGGTGGCGGCCTTGCAGAACATATCTGGTGGGTCGGAGAGGGGGCGTCTGGGCGTAGGCATGTGTCGTTGGGCGTCGTTGACCTAGATGGAAAACAACACAGCCTGACACGCTTCGATGATGGTTCTGTAATCGAGACAGAGCCCTTCGAGACGATCCTGATCAACGCCGCCAAGGGTCAGCAGATTGGCCTCCGAAATCTAGCCACGACAATGATCCTCCGGGACGAACTAATTTCGGAATACAGCTTGGATCTGAGCGAACAGGCCCGGTTTTCAGCCGTCCTTGATGCGATTGCTCCCGAGACAGGCCCTGACCTTGCCAAGAAAGTTGCCGATGTTTCTGCACTCGCCGCCGGGCGTCTCCAGGACGCCAAGACTCGGCTCGAGAGGCTGCAGTCTCGCCTGACGGAAAATTTGGAGCATGTGGCTCAGGCCAGGAACATGGCGGCACAGTCACCCAGTGCAGAAAGTGCGCTGTCTACGCTTAGGTCGTTCGTCCCCGATCTACCGGCGGACATCGCCTCTCGGCGCAAACGAGTTGGCGAATTTCTTGCCCAACTCCGCCTAGACCTGAGTGTTGTCGCGGACTCGCGCCCCCGCATTCTTTCGTTCGCTGAGTCGGTTCGCGCCCTTGAAACGGAAGGCGTCAGTCAGAGCGTCGCAAGTTTGGTGGAGCAGATTACGCCAATTGAGGCGTCTATTGCGGAACTGGATGGGCAGCTAAAGGAAGCCAACAAGCACCTTGAAGCCGCAGAAGCTGAAAATGCGCAACTGACGCACCTAGCGATGTTAGTCGAACATGGTGAGGCTTACGGGCTGGATCGCGGCCATTGTCCGCTTTGCGCTGCCACGAGGAGCGCTGAAGAGTTTGCCAAGGCGATCGCCGCCTCGAAGGAAAAGCTGTCCGAGGCTGGGAATAAGGTTGCCGCTGCCAGCAAGGCTGCCAGCGAACTTAACGAAAAACGGAGGAACCTGCAGCAGCAGCTGCAGCTACTGCAACGACAGCATTCTGCTCTGACCGCGCGGATCGAGGCTGTCCAAACGGAGCGGACCGCGCTGACGCGCATGTTGACCGAACGCGGGTGCCAGGTCGATCCAACTGATATTCCCGCCATCGATCGATGGCTGCTCGACAGCCAGGAACGACAAATCCGGATTCAAGAGGCCCTCGTCGCGCTCGACTCCACCGATATAACGGACCGCATCGTAACAATTGAGAAAACTAGCGAGGAACTGAGAAGCCAGATTGACTCACTTTCAGGGGCGATCGTCGCGAGAGAAATCGAAGCGAATCTTGCAAAGAAGGTCGAAGAACTAACAAAGGAATTCCCAAATCAAATTCTCGCCGAGCAATTTGATGCGGTGATGCCCCTTCTGAAGGAATTTTATCGTAGATTGCGCCCCCACACTGACTGGGACGAAATCGAATACGATTTCGGCGGGCGCATTAAGGGGTCACTCAACTTCTATGTTGCCGACCACAAAAATCCGCAGTTTCTATTCAGTAGCGGTCAACGCCGCGCGACGGGATTGGCGTTTCTGCTGGCCGTCCACCTTTCCCGACATTGGGCAAACTTGGCGACCCTGATTTTGGACGATCCTGTGCAGCATATTGACGACTACCGCGCGCTCAATCTTGTTGAAGTCCTCGCTACTATCCGGCGCACCGGTCACCAAATCATCGTATCCGTCGAGGACCCAGCGCTGGCGCGACTCTTGGCTCGCCGATTGCGCGTTAGCCAGGACCAACATGGCGCCTACTATGAACTAGGCACCGACAAACATGGTAGCACCTGCGTGCTTGAGGAATTCACTGTCCCGCCTCTTCCATCGACAATGCTGCAGCAAGCCTCTTAGCCGGGGAGTGCTTCGCAATTTTGGTTGAGCCGCTTCGCGGGTCTCTGTGGCCAGATATGGCGGCGACTTCCGGCATCGACAGGCCCAATTCAAAGAACCGGCTGACAGCTTCATGCCGAAGATCGTGGAACCGCAAGTCTTCGATGCCGCGCGTTTAGTGGCTCTGACCCAAGCCAGTTTGACTGCGTTGGCAGTCGTCGGAAATACGATGTCTGAAGTTTAAGGCAAGCGGTTCAGCACGCTAGTTGCCCTTGGCGTGAGTGGGATACTTCGAGGCCGATCCGTCTTCGTCCGGGGAATGAAGGCTGTGCGCGTGTGCGGCCGCTTTTGCGCAAAGCGGACGATGTCTCCGATGTCGTTTTGACTGGACTAATGACGCACTCGGAGCATTGCTGTTTGTCATACACGGATGACGCCGCTCGACCTGCAGGTTCAGCGGCTTGGGTCAGTGCAAGCCGGCGCAGTTGCGCGCCAGCAGCAGGGAGACCCAGAATGCCAGCCTCACCTAAGCAACGCACCAAATCAGCAATAGTCATCCGGCTCCTATCGCGCGAAAAGGGGACAACTCTCGGCGAGATCGCCAAGGCGACACAATGGAAGCCCCATAGCTGTCGTGCTTTCCTGACCAGTGTGCGCAAGAAGGCGCAACTTATCCGCGAGGAGCGCGCAGACGGGGCGACGAGCTACCGGATGTTTCAAGAGCCCGCCGCCGGAGGCGAGGCTTGAGCACGCGCAAGTGCGAGCTCGAGGAGCTAGAGGCCATGACGCCCGCACAACTGCGAGCTGAGTGGCGTGCGTGCTGGCGCAGACCGGCACCAGCGATCGGCCCCGACCTGCTACGGCGGGGAATCGCTTGGAAGCGACAGTCGCGTGTTCACGGAGATCTCCCGCTGCATGTACGACGCGAAATCGACGCGGTGCTCAAGCGATTGAGCGACGGCAAAGCTGCGGTTGCCGACGATCGCATTTCACTCAGGCCCGGCACGCGTCTCGTGCGTGAGTGGCGAGGGACGATGCACCAAGTGGTGGTGCTGGAAAGCGGATACGAGCACGGGGGCAGGCACTATGCCAGTCTGACGCAGGTCGCCTCCGCGATCACCGGCACGCATTGGTCAGGGCCACGCTTCTTCGATCTGAAAAGCCGAACCGCGCCGACGAAGCCATGACGGTCAAGCGCTCTGCCATCTACACCCGAAAATCGACCGAAGAGGGGCTCGAGCAAGCATTCAACAGCCTCGATGCACAGCGTGAAGCGTGCGCTGCGTACATTCTGAGCCAGGCTCACGAAGGATGGGAGCAGGTAAAAGACCACTATGACGACGGCGGTTGGTCTGGTGGAAACATGGACCGCCCGGCGCTCAAGCAGCTTCTGGCAGACGTCGCGGCCGGCAAAGTGGACGTGATTGTCGTCTACAAGGTGGACCGTCTTACCCGGAGTTTGGCGGACTTCGCCCGGATAGTCGACACGCTGGACAGGGCTGGCGCCTCCTTCGTCAGCGTGACTCAAGCCTTCAACACTACCAACAGCATGGGTCGGCTCACGCTCAACGTGCTGCTGTCCTTCGCTCAATTCGAGAGAGAGGTCACCAGCGAGCGCATCCGCGACAAGGTGGCTGCGTCGAAGAAGAAGGGGATGTGGATGGGCGGCCCAGTGCCGCTTGGATACAAGCTCGGGGAGCGCAAGCTCCTCATCGATGATCAAGAAGCCGAGGTCATCCGCTCCATCTTTCGACGATACCGAGAGCTGCGGTCAGTGGCGAAGCTGGTGGACGCACTCGCGAGACAGGATGTCAGGACGAAGGTTAGGCTATACAGCAACGGCCGCACGGTTGGTGGTGTGCATTTTGGCCGCGGGTCGTTGTCTCAGCTCTTGCAGAACCCGATCTACTCCGGCCGAGTAAACTATCGGGGTACCCTGCACGACGGCCAGCATGAGGCGATCATCAGTCCTGAGGACTGGGTCGGAGTTCAGCAAATCCTCGCGACGAACCGCCACGATCGGAAGCTTGGCAAGCAGGCCAGGTACCCGAGCCTTCTTACCGGTATGATCATCGACCCTGACGGCCGACCGATGACACCAGTTTCGACGCACAAGCGTAGCAGGCGACACTGCTACTATGTGACTCGTCTGAGCCCTGGTGAGGAGAAGTCGATCGCTTGGCGAGTGGCCGCAGGCGAGATCGACAGAGCTGTACTTAATTCCGTGGGCGACTGGCTGAGGTCGCACGAGCGTGCCTGTGAGCTTGGCCAGCTGATGTCCGACCGGGAGCTCGCAGACGAACTGCCCGGCTTCTCAGTGCCCGAGCAGCGGAACGTGCTGCTCGAGCTTGGCGTGAGAGCGCAGCTCGAACAGACCAGCTTGCAAGTCACGCTTGGCGATCATGCGCAAGCTTCGGTGATCTTGCCCCTGCAAATGGTGCACCGCGGGAACGAGTTAAAGCTTGTTCTCGACAACGGCGCTTCGAGGAGGGCACCGGATCCGGTGCTGCTCAAGTTAGTCGCGCTGGCGATGACCGCGCGAAAATCTCTCGGCTCGGGGCACGTCGATTCGCTAACCTCCCACTACAGTAAGAGGCACCTGTGGCAGCTTCTTCGGCTCAGCTTTCTCGCTCCAGACATCATCACGGCCATCGTCGAGGGGGAGCAGCCACCGTCGCTCATCGGTCGGCGATTGCTACGGGTAACGAATCTCCCGCTCGACTGGGCAGGCCAGCGGCGGGTCCTTGGCTTCAAATAGGATCAGGACAGCATCTGCATCTGGTGGCTGCAAAAGTAGGCCCCCGAGAACGGGCGCTCCTTGCTCCGCTACACGTGGCGCCAAAATCGTCTCTGTCACAAGTGTAGTTCAACGGTAGCTTTGAAAGCCGCGGAGATCACGCGACAAATTCGTGAGGTAGGCGGGCATAGAGGCGCCAACCTTAGATTTTAACGAGAGGGTGGTGCGGTACGCAGTCGGTCGATAACTGGTCTCTGTTTGAAATTCCCTGCCCAGCAGGGATTCAGCAGGGAATATGCGCAATTTCGGTAGGACAGAAAATGCGAAAGTGACGCGAATCCCCAGGCATACCTTGATTTTCCCTGCCATCTGAAGCAGTGAATTTGTCTCCCACCACAAGGAACGCGCGCCTGCGGCGCAGGCATTCTTGTGGGAGAAATTCAATGAGCAACCGCCGGATTGAGCCGCCTCTAGGACTTCCCAGTTCTCCGAACCCGGTCGCCTGCGCCCAGCGCAAAGCCGAGCTTCTTGAAGAGTTTCTCAGGCGGTTGGATTATGTGCTGGCGAGCTTCCGCCTCGGACTTGCGACCGTGGACTTCAATGAGTCTCTGACCCGCTTGAAGCGCACCGTAAGAATGGGACGTCAAAAGCCGGGCCGCGGCGACCGTCTCCATCCGCTTCTTGAAATCCTGATCAACCACTTGGCACAGAAATTTGCCCGAGAACGATCGGGAGGAGATACGCAGCACCTGACACAGAACGATGTGGAGAAGGCTGCAGCGTGGGTCGCAGACAATATCCCAGCAACAAGGGGTCGTCCCGGTGGACAGCTCCTCGATCATCACGTCGCAGGGCTGATGGCTCTCATCCAGCAATTTACCGGCAGGCCTGTTCTGGAGCGCCGGACGTCCGGCACTGATATCTATGACCCCAAGCTGCTGGGCGCTGGACGAATTCTGCTCCTCCTTCGGGGATTCGACTCGACGATCACCGAGACTCAGCTTGTCAACAAGGTGCGTGACATTCGCCGCAGGTATGCCGGCAGACCGATGCGCTTTCGTGATTTCTACCCGCTCTACGACGCCGAGCTGAGTGACGCAGGCGAACTGGTTCTCGCCCCTCCCCTTCGCATCGAACACTTCGAGAGATCGGTGCCGATTTATTGTCCTTAGGATCAGCGACACGCACCGATAACTGACTGGCTCCCTTCTTGAGGAGCCAAACCGATGACCATTTCCAATCACCCGGGTATCGAGATGCTCGATCCCGCCCTGCTCATCCCTAATCCGCGCAACGCGCGCATCCACAGCGACAAGCAGATCGGTCAGATTGCAGCGAGCATCCGCCGCTTTGGCTTCGTCGTGCCGATCATCATCGACGACGACGGAAATATCGTCGCCGGTCATGGCCGCTGGCTTGCCGCAAAGGCGCTGACCTACGGCGAGGTCCCTGTCATCCGGGTGAAATTTCTGAGCGATGCCGACAGGCGTGCTTTCGCTCTCGCCGACAACCGTATTGCCGAACTGTCGGGCTGGGATGAGAACCTGCTGGCCGAGGAGCTGACCTTTCTGCTCGAGGATGGCTACGAACTGGAGATCACCGGCTTCTCGCTGTCCGATGTCGATCTCTCAATCGGCGACGCGCCGCCCGATCGCGCGGAAGACGTTGAGCTCCCTGATCCGTCAACGGCCGCAGTCTCGCGCGTGGGCGACCTGTGGACCGTGGGTCCCCACCGTCTGTTGTGCGGCGACAGCCGTCGCGCCGAGAGCTACGAGACGCTTCTCGGCGACGAACGTGCCGCCCTCATCGTCTGCGACCCGCCTTATAACGTTCAGATCCAGGGCCACGTGTCCGGTAACGGAAGGGTCCGGCATCGTGAGTTCGCAATGGCCAGCGGCGAGATGTCGCCCGCTGAGTTCACCGCCTTCCTGCGTGCGGTGTTCCGGATGTGCACGCGCTTCTCGCTCGATGGCTCGATCCATTATCACTTCATGGACTGGCGGCACTTGCGCGAGATCCTCGACGCCGCTGATGGCATCTACAGCGAGTTCAAGCAGCTCCTGGTGTGGAAGAAGAGGTCGGCTGGCCAATCCGCCTTTTACAGGAGCCAGCATGAACTGATTCTGGTCTTCAAGAACGGCCGCGCGCCGCACCAGAATCACTTTCAGCTCGGTCAGACTGGCCGCTATCGGACCAACGTTCTGGAATACGCCGGCGCCAACGGCTTCTACAAGGGCCGGGCGCACGATCTGGAAGCCCATCCTACCGTCAAGCCGACCGCGCTCATTGGCGATCTCATGCTCGACTGCTCACGGCGGGGTGAACTGGTGCTGGACGCCTTTGCCGGCTCGGGCTCGACCCTGGTCGCCGCCCACCACACCGGGCGGCGAGGCGCAGCAATCGAGATCGACCCTCTCTACGTCGATACCGCGTTGCGCCGCCTGAGCGAGGCCAGCGGTGCTCCGATCACGCACGCCGACGGCCGCAGCTTTGCCGAAATCGAATTCGAGCGCCGCGCCGCGCAGCGAGCCGGCGATGAGTGATCAGAAGCCTCCCTATGAGGTCGGCTACGGTCGGCCGCCCCGTCGCCATCAGTTCAAGCCCGGTCAGTCCGGTAATCCCAGAGGTCGGGCCAAGGGCGCTCGGGGCCTGAAGACCGATCTTCGCGCCGAGCTCGAGGCGCGGATGACAATCCGCATCAACAATGAGCCGGTCAGCGAGACTCGTCAGCGACTGCTTCTGCGGGCCCTGTCATCGCGGGCGGCGGCTGGCGACGTTCGCGCGGCTGCCATCCTCATTCCCATCATCATCCAGGTCCTGGGGGTCGAAGATCGCGGAGGCGAACGCAGAGCCCTTTCGCCCCTCGACCAGTCGATCCTCGATGCGATGATGCAGTCCCTGGGAGTCGGTCCCTCCCTCGACGAACCACCGCCTCAGGAGAACACCGACGGCCAAGGAGGCCCTGATCCCACGATCACCAGCCGCGAAGGAGACGGACAATGACCACCCCCATCATGCCCGACGACCCGCACGCGTTCCTGCAGGCGCTGATGCGCAACGACTTCCGGGCATTCCTCCGCAAGGCCTTTGCCTCGATCCGGGGCGGTGCAGAGATCGCCTGGAACTGGCACCTCGACGCAATCGCGTGTCAGCTTGGTCGGATTGAGAGCGGCGACAATCGTCACCTCCTCGTGACCATGCCGCCCCGCAACCTCAAGTCGATCACCATCTCGGTCGCCTGGGTGGCATGGATGCTGGGCCGCGACCCGCGCCGCAACTTCGTCTGCGTGAGCTATTCCAACGAACTCTCGGCCAAGCTTGCTCGCGACTGTCTGACGCTCATGCAGACCCACTGGTATCGCGAGCTGTTCCCGCACACGATGATCTCACCCCGCCGCTCAGCGATCAGCGATTTCGAAACGACCGCCGGCGGCGGGCGACTGGCGACTTCGCTCACCGGCACCCTGACCGGCCGCGGCGGCGACATCGTCATCATCGACGATCCCATCAAGCCCGAGGAAGCCAATTCCGAAACCACCCGCAATAATGCCAATGAATGGTTTCGCTCGACGCTCGCCTCGCGCCTCGACGACAAGGGCGCCGGGGCGGTGGTGGTGGTGATGCAGCGGCTCCACCAATTCGATCTTGCCGGCATGCTGATCGAGGGAGGCGGATGGCACGAGCTTTCCCTGCCGGCGATTGCCATCGCGAACGAAGCCATTCCGCTGTGCGGCCGCCGGGTCCGGATCCGGCGCCCGGGAGATGTCCTCCACCCGGAGCGCGAACCACTCGAAGTCCTCGAATCGCTGCGCCGCCTGATGGGGCCACTGAACTTCGACGCCCAGTATCAGCAGCAGCCGGTCCCCGCCGATGGCAACATCATCAAGGCCGACTGGCTGCAGATGTGTGAGGCAGGGTTCGATCCCGCCGCCGAGCCAGGCCAGGTCATCCAGTCATGGGATACGGCCAGCAAGGACGGGCCGACGAGCGACTGGTCCGTATGCGTAACTGCCCATGTCTGGCGAGGGCGGGTGCGCATTCTGGACGTCTTCCGCGCCCGCCTCACCTTTCCCGAACTGGAAACCGCCTACATCGAGCTTGCCCGGCGGTTCCGGCCGGCCACAATCCTGGTGGAGGACGCTGCGTCCGGAATGCAGCTAATCTACAGCATGCGCGCGAAGCGCCCCGGTCGAGTTCCGCTGCCAGTGCCGCGCAAGCCTGACGTCGACAAACTGTCGCGGGTGATCGGCATGAGTGGTCAGATCGCCGCGGGGCAGCTACTCCTTCCGGCCGACGCACCCTGGCTAGGCGCGTTCCGGTCCGAGCTGCTGGGGTTCCCGCGCATGCGCCATGACGACCAGGTGGACGCCCTGTCCCAGCTGATGAACTGGGTGCTCGTCCAGGAAGCATTCGACCGGTATGAGGTCAGTGCAGGTCCGATCCTTTTTGTTCATCATGGCGACGGCACGACGGAAATCATCGGCGACAATGACGGAATATTCTCGAGCGGTCATGATCTGACCGATGATCCGTGGGGGCCCGCTGACTAAGCTTGCCTGCTGTCGACGTTCAGTCTTCCCTCTTCCTCGTCGATCGGTTCACCATTTCGATTACGTCGGATGACGCGTCGGAAATGCCTCCTCGATTTACCGGTCTTACGCGGCGTGATAACCAGCCCTCGTCGCGTGTCGAAACCGACTGACGGGCGGGCCAGTACTGGAGCTGGCCCGCCCGTTTCATAGCAGGCCCTGCTGGCGAAAACTGAATGCGGGCCGGCAGTTGAAAATCAGGTGGTCGAGCAGCGTAATATCCACTGCTTCGCCAGCAAGACTGAAACGTTTGGTAATCAACAGATCCGCTTGGCTCGGTCGCAGTTCGCCGCTCGGATGATTATGTGCCAGCACCATTCCTGTGCAGCCGCTCTCAACAGCGAAGCGCATGATCTTGGGCAAATGCACGCTAGTGTAGGCGTTGGTGCCAGGAACGCTAAGGAGCCGCACCAGGCGTAGGTTGTCGTCGCAAAGCGCAATAACCAGGAGCTCGCGATCCCGATCAACGAAGATCGGCTCCAAATACTCACGGCTAGCATCGAGGCCGGCCAACCGAACCGCGGCGTCATCAAAAAAGAAGTGCTTCAAATGGTTAACCTGACCTAACGATTTTCGGCTAAAAACTCCCGAAAGTTGGTCAGATTCGGCGTGGCCTTACTACCGAAACGGGGTGTAACTTGCAAGTGACTAAGGCAAGGGCGTGCCGCTGGATCTGCAACCAACGATGACGCCGACCGTGAGGTCGGCGCCGGCAATTATATACCTGGATTAGCGTTGCCAGACTCGCTCTACCCGGAGCGGCGATGTCAGCACAGGATATCGCTGCTCCGGGCGCAATCGTTTGGAGCAATCATGTCGCCCGACAATTCAGAAACCCTTGTTTGGAAGGCCGTAGCGGCGGCTCTTATCTTCTGGTGC